TTTTACTTGGACACCATTTGAAGATAAAGAGTTTGACCAAGATGAGGTTAATAAAAAAACTTATGAGTTGTTAGATAAGGCAGTAGAGAAAAGATTACTAAGTGATGTTAAGGTTGCAACTTGTTTGAGTGGTGGTATTGATTCAAGTGTGATTACTTATTTGTTGAGTAAGAAAGTACCTGATATTGTATCATACACTTGTAAGTTTGATGAGGATTCAAGAGATTTGATGTTTGCAAGAATGGTTGCAGAACATATTAATGTACCATTGGTTGAGGTAGAGATACCAAGAGACCCAGAAGAATTAAAAAGAAAATTTTTAGAAACAATAAAGGTTATAGAATATCCATCGACAGTCCAAATGGAAGTTGGTATTCTACAAAGTTATGTTGCCGAGAGAATGGCAGAGGATGGTGTTAAGGTTGCGTTTAGTGGTGAGGGTTCTGATGAATCGTATGGTTCATATGGTACATTCAGAATGTTCAGTAAGAAACCTGATTGGAGTGATGTACGAAAGAAATTATTTGAGAAACAATACTATGGTAATTTACTTCGTGGAAATAATATCTTTATGAATTATGGAACAATAGAATTAAGATGTCCATTCTTTGATTTAGATTTTTTAGATTACACTACTAACCTAACACAACCAGTATTAGATAATAGTGGAAACCAATGGAAGAAACCACTTGCTGAAGCATTTCGTGGACACTTACCAGATGAGGTATGTGACCAAGAGAAAAGAGCATTTCAAAAAGGAACTAACTTCAAAGATTATATAGAAGAAGTAATCCTATCTGATGTAGAAATAAATTTTAGAAATAGAAAAAAATTATTTCATTGTATCGGTGATAACTTTGAAAGAATATTTGGTTTCAAACATAGAGGTATGAGAGATACTTTATCTGGCACTGAAAATGGATTTACAAAATGGATTTAATACAAACACCTATTGAAACATATTCACTTAAAGGTATTGATGTTGATGTCAAACGAGATGATTTAGTTGGTGATGGTGATATCTTTCCACGATGGTCTAAGATAGAGGGTATCAGAAGAATTATGGAAAGTGATTACATTGATAAATCAAAGCCGTTAACACACTTATCTGTTTATGGTAGTTGGACAGGTTGGGTTCTATCGCGTTTGTGTCAAGAGTATGGTATAGAATTTATTTCTGCATATCCTAATACAGAAAAGTTTCCAAAAGTATTATTAGAAAGAGTTAAGGGTAATGGTGGTAAGTTACATCCTATGAGACCAAACATGATGGCATTCATGCAGAACAAACTAAATACACAAGCAAAAGAGAATGGTTGGCAACAATTACCAGTTGCATTTAATCATCCTTTGTACATTAGTTACATGGGTGAAAGAATGAAAGAAGTTTTAAAAGATAATCAATATGATAATCTTGTAGTTAGTATTGGAAGTGGTGTTACTGCAAGTGGATTGATAAAAGAATTTTTAGAGTATGGTGATGATTGGTGGAAGTTAGATTCAGAATCAAGAAAGGTATACTCTATTACGATGAGTGCGTTCTCATCAACAAAAAAGATTTTAAATGAGAATCATGCTGGTGATTTAAAAAATGTTATACTTGATAAATCACCTTATGGGTTTGATGATATGATGGATGATTACGAAGTACCATTTGATTGTAATGAGTTTTGGGACAAGAAACAATGGTATTGGTTAGAACAGAATATCGAAACACTAAAGGGTAAAACACTCTTTTGGAATATCGGTGGTTCGTATTTAAAATCAATAGGAAAAAAATAAAAAAAATACTTGACATGTATAGGCATTTGGCCTTATATTAACACATATTAAATTGGAGATTTACAAACATTATGAAACAATTAACTGAACAACAGATACAAGACAACTGGCTAAAACTTCGTGGTATCATTAACGATACATTCGAGGGTGAGAGGTTGGAAAAACTAAACACTATGTACGATTACTTCGAAGATAGAATGGTTGTTGCACCTGCAAGTGCAAAAGAACATTATCATAATGCTTGTGTTGGTGGGTATGTAGAACATGTCATTCACATCGTAGAGATGTCTCAACAAGTAAGAGATTTATGGTTACAGAATGGAGCAGATATTAATTTCACAAATGAAGAATTAATCTTTGCAGCCCTACACCATGATTTAGGTAAGGTTGGAGATTTAGAACATGATTATTATGTAATCAATGAATCAGAATGGCATAGAAAAAATCAAGGTAAGATTTATAATCATAATCCAGATTTAACTTTCATGACCGTTACCGATAGAGCATTATTCTTATTACAACATTTTCAAATACCAATGAACGAGAATGAATACATTGGATTAAAATTAACTGATGGTATGTATGAAGATGCAAACGAAAAATACTTAAAAACTTTTCTACCTGAAACAGGTTTGAGAAGTCATATTGCTCGTATCCTACATCAAGCAGATATGATGGCAACATATATCGAGGGAGATGAATGGGATAGAGCAGGACAAGTTGGTAAACAAAAAGTTGCCAAATCAGTTAACAATATAAAAAAAGCAGTAAAGACTGAAGTAGAAACTAAACTCACAGGTGATTCACCAAAGGATTTATTTGATGAGTTGTTTGGAGAGAAAAAATGATATTAGAAATAACACTTGGTTGTCTTGCAATAACATTCGCATATACAAGTTGGAATCTTTTTCAAAAAGTAGAAAGATTAGAAACATGGGTTGAGGATTATGCTGCAAGAATTACCATAACAAAAAATGTACTCGATGAATTAGATTCAGAGGGTAAGTTCGAATCCGATGATGAAATCGGAACAGTCTTTGAGGGAATCAAAGATACCATTAATGAGTTAGAAACCATAACAAATCAGGAGATATAATGCCAAGAAAAGCAAAAAAAGGTTCACCAAGATATTACTTCCATCAAGGAACAGAAGATGCAATCATTAGACATAATAAAGAAACTCGTCCACATATGAGGGAACGAATTTATAATGAACACATTAGAGTTCCATTCGAGAAGTTGGCAGAAAATATAATTCATACATTTAAGTTTTATTACTTTGATGTTCCAAGTTCAGATGTAATGCACGAGGTTGTTAGTTTCCTATATATGAATATGCACAAATTCACAGAGGGTAAGGGTAAGGCATTCTCTTACTTTAGTATTGTTGCTAAGAACTATTTGATTCTTCACAATAACAATAACTACAAACGATTAAAACAACATGATTCAGAAGAGGTTACTGATTATAAACGAGACCCAATTACTGAAATGAGAAATGGTGAATGGGGTAGTATGCAAGTAGAGTATTTAGAAACACTTGCAGAATATTGGAAGAATAATCTAACCACAGTCTTTAAACGAAAGAAAGATTTAGATGTTGCTAATTCTGTTATTGAGTTGATTGATATGAGACATAATATCGAGAACTTTAATAAGAAGGCATTATACATCTTGATTCGTGAGATGACTGGTTCCAACACACAACACATTACTCGTGTTATCAATGTGATGAAAAAACATCACTTCAATCTACACAAGAAATTCTTGGCAACTGGTTCAGTAGAAACTAAATTTACTGGCAGTTGGTTCGACTAAATAAAAAAGGGGGAAATTAATCCCCCTTTTCTATTTTTATCCGATTAGTACTATTTACGGAATAAACCCACTAACACCAACAATGCGACGAGTCCAGCGAAGCCTGATTCGCCGAATGTGTTGATTATAGATGTTAGGTTACCAATAACATTGACACCAAAGATACCACTACCGAAGATAATCTCGGAAACAGCACCTATAGTAACAAAGGATAACATTAGATGAGCTAAGTCATCTACATATCCTTTTACGAGTGTTATGATTTCCTTCATATGGTTTTCTCTCCCGTTAGTTATCAATTAAAGTCGGATTTTCACCGACATATAATAACTACTGTATATATTTGATAAAAAAATTTTGTATATAAATATATATCACGATTTTTTGAAGTTTTAATATTTATTATTGAACCAAATTAGGTGAAATTATGGCGATAGAATTCGAAATATTTGAGGGTAAAACCTTATCAGATGTATTCAAAGACATCTATGATAATTCCAAACGAAATAAAGAACAATTAGAAGTGTTGATGAAAGAGGTAGTTGGGTTTATCAAGGATGGCGATACGGCCGTACAAATCATTCCTATGTTAAAGGAATATTTAGAAATTAATGTTAAGAACGATGAACAATTAGTTAAGTTGGCAACCATCGTACAGAGATTGGCACAGGCGGGTAACAAATCAGATTCAGAGGGTGAGTTTGCTTTAACTGATGCAGAGAAAGAACAATTAATGAAAAACATAACCGATACGGTTAATGAGTTACAAGACCATAGCGATAATATAACAGCAAAGATATAAATCTATGTACACAAATAAAAAAGAATCCAGCGTAAGAATAGGGCCGGTTTCTTCAAGAGTTCAAAATACTGAATCTATAATTCGATTAATGAAAGAATTACAAAATGACGATGTGCTCTTTTTTGAAATGGAACCCGTAGAAGTGATTGAAGTTCACAATGACCCTACTACATCTACATATCCTAAGTTAAAAGATGGAACACCAGATTTTGGTATGGTGGGTTCTATTATGGGTAGATACATACAATCTGAAACTGGTAATAACATTGATAGATTAAAAACATTTAAACCAATGAATCCATTATTTAATTCAACGCCAGTTATTGGTGAACTTGTAATTGGTATGGAATATTTAGGACAAAGATTTTATTTACCTACATTAAATTTAAAAGGTAACACTACACAAAGTATAATTCATAATCTTAGTAAAGGTGCATTCAAAGATACTTTAGATTCCAAACAAGGGAAAGAAATTGAAAGAAAGAATGATGATGATTTATCTACAGGTAAAGATTTTAAAAAATTAAAAGATACAGACCCAAGAAGATTATCTGTAGGTGATGGTGATTTTATTTTACAAGGTAGATTCGGTAATGCAATTAGAATGGGTAGTGATATTAAAAATGATAAACTTGAATCATCAAATATTTTATTATCCACAGGTTTAAATAAAGAGGGTGAAGTTGGAACTAAAGATAAGATTGGAGAACCAATAACAGAAACACCTGATAAAGATGGTTCAGTACTTTACCTTGTATCTAAACAACCACTTGATGAGAATAATAAATTAACTTATACAATTGGTAAAGAATCAGAAGTGGTTACAGAACTAAGTACATTTGAAGATAGTCAAGTTTACATTGGTTCAGATAGAATTATATTAAATACAAAAAACAATGGTGATATATTATTGAGTAGTAATAACAATATTGGTATTGCATCAAAAACAAAAACAGTTATAGAATCACCATCAGTTTTAGTTGGTGGTATTGATGCATCACATCCAGTAGCATTTGGTGATGAAGTAAAAACAGCTTTTGAAAAAGTATTTGCAGTATTAGAAAAAGGATTGTTGGCACCGACAGGACCAGTACAAGTTGTACCTGGTGTAGCAGATTTACAAGCAGCAAAAAATGCAGTAGGGAAAATGTTAAGTACAATACATAAGACAAAATAATGAGTTGGGCAAAATTTAGAACAGAATATAAAAAAGGATTCTTTGCAGAAGAAGATATGGCAACAGTAATGTCAGATGCATATGATGAATGTGTAAAAACAGGTATGGGTGGAGTATTAATGCTTCCTGCATTAGGAAATAAAGATGGATTAAAAACTATATTAACTGCTTGTTTTAAATCATATGGAGCATTACCATTTGGTAAAGCATTAGATAGTGGATTAGCGTTGTATTGGGGAGGAGCAGCAGCAGGTGCATCAATTGCGGCACCAGGTGTTACTACAGCATTTACTCAACAAGAGAACGATACTTTAGATAAATTTATTACGCAACTAATTGAATCATTTGATAATTATCATAAGACGATACCATTTGCGGGACCAGGAACATCAGCAAGTCTTGGTTATAAAATTCAACCAGAGGAATAGGAGTTAGACATGACTAAAAAAGACCTTGTAAAAATAATACAAGAAGTTGTAAAACGAGAAGTACAAAAAGAGGTGAAGAAACTATTTATTAAAGAGAATAAATCGTCTCTAAAATCTCTTGCACCAAAACCAAGAAAAGTTACAAAACCAATTCAAAAAAGAGAACCAGTTCAGTATACAGAAAATGAAGCATTGAACGAGGTTCTAAATGAAACAGTAGGTTTGAGTAAAGGTGATGAAATGGATGAGTATCCAACAATGGGTGGTGGAGCATTCGATTCAAGTAGAGCAGCAGAACTATTAGGATACGGAGAAAGTATGGCAGCAGGTGGTGATAAACAAACACAAAGAAATATGATAGCTGCACAAACATTAAGAGAAAAGAATGTAACTACAAATGATGTACCTGAATCGTTGGTAAATGCTTTAACAAGAGATTATAGTGATTTAATGAAACATGATAAATTCAAGAGTAAAAAATAATGGCTGAAAATGTAACCACACTAAACAATCCATCTGTAAGAACAATAAATGATGATAGTGATGCATATTTTGGATTAACTTTTCCTTTAAGATATAAGGCAGGAAGTACTGGATTTTTTCCAAGAGCAAAAAATGTAATCGAACAAACATCATCAAATATAAAAAATCTTTTACTTACAAGAAAAGGTGAGAGAGTTGGACAACCAAACTTTGGTTCAGATTTATTTAATGTTATTTTTGAACAAATAACAGAAGATACATTTGATACAGTCAAACAAACAATAACTGATGCGATTGAAACTTGGTTACCATATGTTACTATTGAAGATATTAAAGTGTTTACAGAAAACGAGAATCCTAATACCATAATTGTGAATTTAGAATTTAGTGTTAATGTAAATGATGAACAAGTACCAGAACAAATTACATTCACATTTAATAGTGGTATTTAATAAGGGAGTAGAATAATGCCTACAGAAGTAGAATACGGAACTAATGTAAAAAAAGATAAAAAGAAAATTCAATATATTGGAAGAGATTTTAGTTCGATAAGACAGAATCTTATTGAGTTTGCAAAATCTTATTATCCAACAGCATATAATGATTTTAATGAATCATCACCAGGTATGATGTTTATAGAAATGGCATCTTATGTTGGTGATATGTTGAGTTATTATATTGATAATCAATATCGTGAAACACTATTACATAGTGCAGAAGAAAAGAAAAATATTTTTAAGATTGCACAATCATTTGGATACAAACCAAAACTTAGTTCACCTGCAACTGCAATTTGTGATATAAGTGTTGAGGTTCCTGCAGTATTACAAAGTAATACTTATGTACCTGATTTAAATTATGCACCACGAGTAAATGCAGATAGTTTATTCTCAAGTAAAAGTGGTAGAAGTTTTAGATTAATGGATGATGTTAATTTTAAATTCTCATCAAGTTATGATTCTCGTACAGAAGAGATATCTAAATTTGATGGTGAAACACCAACACATTTTAAATTAACAAAACAAGCAATATTAGAAAGTGGTGAAAAGACAACAGAAACTTTTACATTTGGTACTGCTAAAAAGTTTGATAAAATTATGTTAGCAAAAAAGAATGTTATAGAAGTTACTTCTTGTGTTGATGATGATGGTAATAGTTGGTATCAAGTTCCTTTCTTAGCACAAGATACAGTATTTCAAGATATAGAAAATACTGCTGATGCATCACCAGATTCTTCTGATAATTTAAATGCAGCACCTTTCTTATTAAAGTTAGTTAAAACTGCAAATAGATTTACTACATATGTTCGTAGTGATGGAAAAACAGAATTAAGATTTGGAGCAGGAGTCAGTACTAATGCAGATGAGGAAATAGTACCTAATCCAGATAATGTTGGTAGTTCACTTTCTACAGGTTTATCTAAACTTGATTCATCATTTGACCCAAGTAACTTTTTAAAAACAAAAACATTTGGACAGGCACCAGGAAATATTTCTTTAACAGTAACTTATACACATGGTGGTAGTAATGATGATAATGTAGTGAGTGGAGAATTATCACAAACAAATAGTATATCATTTACTTTAAATGAAACTGGTTTAACTGCAAGTGATGTAAAAGATACAAAAGATAGTCTTGTTATTACTAACAGAGACCCTGCAACAGGTGGAGCAGATGGTGAAACACCAGAACAAGTAAGACAAAATGCATTAGCATATTTTAACTCACAAAACAGAGCAGTTACAAAAGAAGATTATGTAACTCGTGTTTATTCTCTACCACAAAAATATGGTGCAGTTGCAAAAGTATTTATCGTACAAGATGAACAATTAGAATTAAATACTAAAATGTATATAAAGAATGGTAAGTTGGTAAAACAACCAGGTGGTAATGCAATACCTAATCCAATGGCATTGAATCTATATACATTGGGATATAATGCAAACAAAGAATTAGTTCCTTTAAATGAAGTTGTTAAAAATAATCTTAAAACTTATTTATCACAATACAGAATATTAACAGATGCAATTAATATTAAAGATGCATACATTGTAAATATTGCTGTAAGATTTAGTATAATAACACAAAGAGGATTTAATAAAAATGAAGTGTTATTAAAATGTATTGAAGCAGTTAATAAACATTTCGATATAGATAACTGGCAAGTAGGTCAACCAATTATTTTGGGTGATATTGCTTATAAGATTTCTTTAGTGGATGGTGTAGCAAGTGTGATACCACCTGAAGATAATAATCCACAAAAACAAATAGTTGTAGTTGAGAATAAATTTAAAAGCTCTGAGGGATATAGTGGAAATGTATATGACATTCAAGCAGCAACAAGAGATGGTGTTATCTACACTTCACTTGACCCAAGTATCTTTGAACTAAAATACTCTAACACCGATATTGAGGGTAGAGTAGTAGGGAATGTATAATGTATTATTTTGAATATCCAACAACAGATACCACTTTATTTGAGGGTGGTGTAACATCATCAATCAATACTGGTCATGATGAAATACTTGAAGTTAGAAAGAATATGAATTCTAATGGAACAACAATATCAGTATCTCGTATATTGATGAAATTCGATTATAGTTATATTTCATCATCAGTACAAAGTGGTCTTATACCAAGTGATGCAAAATATTATTTAAATCTATATGATGCAAGTTCTGAGGAATTGGCTTCTGAAGATACTTTATTTGCATATATGATTAGTGGTAGTTGGAATGGTGGTACAGGTAAGTTAGATAGTAATCCAGCAATAGGTGATGGAGCAAGTTGGAAGTATCGTGATAATGATACTACAAAAACTGAATGGGTTGGAGATAGTTTAACTCAAGGTGGAACTTGGTTTACATCAAGTTTAGGTGCGGCATATGAAGTTAGTTCATCATTTGATTTAGTATATGAAACAAGTGATATTAGAATGGATGTTACTGATTTGGTTAAGAATCATATCTATAGTGGTTCATCATATCCAAATCAAGGATTCATTATTAAAAGATTAAACACACCAACATCATCAAGTAGATTTAGTACCTTTGACCCAACAACTGCTACAGGTTCTGCAGAAAGAGATACAAGTGTTTTAGGACACTTAAAGTTTTTCTCAAGAGAAACACACACAATCTTTCCACCTAAATTAGAAGTTGAATGGGATGATTCAAGTTGGAGTACAGGTAGTTTATCAGCATTAAGTTCTACAGATTTAGATAGGTTAAAGATTTATTTTAATAATTTAAAACCAGAATATAAGGAAAAATCAAAAGTAAAATTCAGATTTACTGGTCGTGAACTATATCCTACTCGTGGGTTCGATACTACACCAGCAGCATTGACTGTTAAGTATCTACCAAGTGGTAGTCAAGCAATGGGACACGGAACTTACTATTCAATTGTAGATGCATCAAGTGAAGATGTTATCGTACCATTTGGAACAGGTTCAATTGTTAGTTGTGATTCTACAGGTAATTATTTTAATGTTTGGATGGATGGGTTTCAACCAGAACGATTCTATCGATTCCAAATTAAAGTAGTGAGTGGAAGTGGTGTAGACCAAACATCAATGATATATGATGATGATTATACATTCAAAGTAGTGAGGTAATAAATGCCATTCATCTTAAAAAGAGCAGCTCGTAAAAAAAGTAGATTTTATAGAAACATTCTTGATGCGAATGAAACAGAACAATTACGCGTTGCACAAAAAGAATTAAAAAGAATGCAAGTATCTGGTTCTAATTTAGAGGGAACCAAACCGATACGAGATGAAAATGGTACACTACTTTCTTATCAGAGTCCTTTTGATAAAACCAAATCAATTGATGAACCATATCAATATGTAAGGTTACAGATGAGTCAAAAATCAAGTAATACTGAAAATGTGTTGAAATTTTTTGGTGAGGAATTAAATTTTTCAAGTATTTATCCTGAAGAATCATTTGAAGAAGAGGGTGGTACAGATGTAGAAACTCTAAAGGCACAATTGAAAGCAGAGATAGATAAAAATAAAGAATTGAATGATGGATTAGTAGATTCAATAAATAGTTTGAATAACAAAGTTGCAGATTTAAATAATACTGATAGACCAACACCTTTGGCCAAATCACTTGGAGTAACTCAAACTATAATAGATAACCTTAAAGGTAGTAGTAGTAAATTGGCAAGAAGATTAGCAAAATACTTCGGTGGATAATATGTTAAATTTTGGATTAAAAGATAAAGATAAAATACAATTAGAGGGTACAGATACTTTCTATACTGGTTGGGGTAGAGATAATGGTGATTATATCCACCTATACATTTATGATTTAGAAGATAATCTATTACAAGATGAAATCTTAACCACTGCAGATGTTACTATCTCAAGTGAAAATACAGTTGATATGGATGTAGGACAACATCTTAGAGAACTTGGTTATACAGATGGTGAATATAAAGTATCATATTTGTTTTTAAGAAAAACTGCAGGGGATTCTAAAAGAACTGTATTATTAAATGAAGAGGGTTATATTCATGTTGGTAAAACCACTACTCGTAAAGTAAATGGAAAAACAAAATTCTTTACAAATAAAGGAACTAAGGGTGAGAGAAATCAAACTGAGTTAACATTAAAGGAATTAAAATATGCAATAAAAGAAATATCACCTGATAGAAAAGAAGTAAAGGTTGATTTACAAAAAATAAATAATATTCCTTATATAAAGAACTTTAAATCTATCAACAAAGATATGGTGTATACACCAAAAAAGAATGTTCCTAATGCAGGACAAATTAGATTTGATTTAACAGACCCAAATGTATTGATATTTACAGCAGGTAATAAAGAAAGAGGGTTTACAGATTCTATGGTAGGTGGTGAACTTGTTATTAAAGGTATGTACACATATACAAAAGTAGAGTTTCCACCAACACCACCGCCACCACCAAAACCATTACCACCAAAAGAAAAGAAAGCAATTAAAAAAACATTACTTAGAAAAAAACCATTGCCAGTAAGAGAAGAACTTACAGAGGTTGTGGATGCACCAGATAATGATTATGAAGATATCAGAGGATTTGATGATTACGGAACTGTTTGTTTTGTTGGTGATACAAAAATAAAATTAAGTAACAATCGTACCATACCAATAAAGATGATGAAACCAGGTATGAAAGTTAAAACCGAACAAGGTTATGCAAAAGTATTAAAGGTAGTTAAAGATAACAGACCATATGGAGATAAATTAGTTCGTTATAAAAATCTTATCACTACAGACCACCATCCGATTAAACATCGTGGTAAATGGTATATGGCAAATGAAGTTGGTACGGAATTTATATCTAATGAATTAGATGTTTGGAATTTAATACTTGATAAACATCACACGATATATGCAGATAATATAGTTAGTGCAACTCTTGGTAAATGGAGAAGTATGGAACACTTCTTACATATGAGAAAAAATCGTATCAATATGTTAAGAATGGCAGAAGATGTTGAAGGCGGAAGTTTTGGTGGAGGCGGAGGCGGTAGTAGTAATATCGGTAGTGGAGAATCAAGTTCGGAAACAAACACACCTGGAGTAACTTCGGAAAATGAATATATTGTTAATGAACCTATGGTTGCAGTAACAAGAGAGATTGTTGATAGTCTCAGATTTGAACCAGGTGAAGTAGATGAAATAGAAGATGAAATTGTAAGAGAAGAATTAGTAAAACCTGAACCAGACCCAGAACCAATCCCACCTAAACCAATTTATACTGATGTACCAATTGATTTTACTGCAAAGATTGTAGAGGTATTAGATTTTAATAGAGTTCGTGTTGATACCACATATGAACAAGGTGCAGAAAACGCAGAACATAGTGGTGAAGATTTAGGTACTAAAATATTTGATGAGTTTTATGTAAACTATAGAAAGAATAAAGTTTCAAGATTAAACAATTACATGGTTAGTGATAAAGGATATCACTTAGTTATTAATTTAATTGATGCTCCAAAGTTTACTGAAGATAAAGATGATATAAGACAACTATCTGATAAAGATACAAGATTTATAAAACTATATGAACCTTTACCAGATGAATTAGAAAAGGGTGATTTAGTTAATTTTGTTGAAGAAAAATTAGAACCATATCAAGATAGGGTAAAGTTAGTACCATTTAAAGATGATGAAGAAGATTATTTATTTTTAAGAGTTCCTAATTTAAATTCTACAGAAAATCCTATAGAGTTCTCAGGTACTAATTTTCAAAACAGAACTGATTTAGTTGGTAGTGATACTACTGTAAAAGAAGATATTGCAAATTCAGTTTTCTCAAGTAGTTTACTTGATGTACAATTAAATATTGATTATCAAAAACGAACTAATAAAATTGATGAGTTCACTACAGATTATGGATTTGGTAATTTTGTACAATTTAGTTCTGCAGAACTTAGATTAAAAAACTTTAAAAAGAAAATAGATTTAGTAGAACATTATACAAGTGCAAGTTTAGTTTTAACCGATGTAACTGGTTCTTCTGTTACTAAAAATATTTTAGATACTAAGAAACGACAAGTGATAAATTCATTTGACCCATATGAAAATTTCTTATATACAGTTTCATCGAGTTATGCATCAAGTTCAATAGGTGAGTTTTATAGTTCATCTTGGCCAAAAGAAAATTCATCATCACCATATACATTAGTACATACAAGTGGAAGTGAGTTTACTTCATGGTATGATACTTGGAAAGGATATGCAAGAGATTACGATAGAAATAATATGGATAGATTAGTAAATAATTTACCAGAGCATGTTCGTGGAGATAGTGAGAATGATGTGTTCTTAGAATTTATGGATATGACAGGTCAACAATTTGATGAGGTATGGAGTTATCTAAGACACTTTACAGATATAAACGAAAGAGTAAGTAAAGTTAGTGAGGGTATCTCAAAAGATATTGTACAACAAGTTGCAAAATCAATGGGGTTTGATATCAATAGTGGAAATGATTTAGTTATTCTACCTACATTTTTATTAGGTAAAGATATTGATGGTAATGTGGTAAATGAAACACCAAGTGAAACCATTACAGAAGAAATATGGAAACGAATATTAGCAAACTTACCATTCTTCTTAAAAACAAAAGGAACTGCAAGAGCAGTAAAAGGATTAATGAATTGTTATGGTATACCAAGTTCACTATTAAGAATTCGTGAGTATGGTGGACCAGACCCAACAGGCAACGATAGAGTAAATTATGAAGTAAAAAGAAAGTTTACTTATGCGTTAGATTTTAAATCAAGTGAGTATTTAAAAGCACTTTGGAAAGATGACCCAACAAGTGGTATCAAACCAGAAACAATTGAATTTAGATTTAGAAGTCCTATTTCTAAAAATCAAGTTATTGTTGAATCAGAAGATAAGTGGGCAATAGAATTAACGGATAATGGTGATACCGATGATAAGGGTAGATTACAATTTAGTATTAGTGGAAGTGGTGCAACTACATTTATAACATCTTCTGAATTACCATTTTATAATGATGAGATGTGGAGTGTGATGTTAACAAGAAAATCTTCAAGTGGAGTAGATTTAACAGCAGATACCGCAACTCAAGATATCACATATGAATTAACTACTAAACAATATGATGCATCAAGACAGGTAGTGGTGTATTCTGATTCATCAAGTATATCAACAGGTACTTCTGCAATCAATACTGCATTTGTTGCTGATACTGATTTGTATATTGGTGGACATAATGATAAGTTCCACAATACAAGATTTAGTGGTTCTATGATGGAGTTCAGATTATGGAGTGAACCATTATCACAAAGTGTATTTGATAATCATGTTAGAGCACCAAAGGCATACAATGGAAATCATTCAGGTTCATCTTATGATAATTTAGTATTTAGATTACCATTAAATGATAATGTAAATTTAAACTCATCACCAAATGCAAATGATGATAAATCTGCACAAAGTTTATATCACAATAGTGCAAGTGCAGTTGGGTTTGCAGGTAATTCATATAGAAGTTTAGTAGATTTAGAACAATTGAAAGTTCCTAACATTGGTCCATCAAGAAGAAACGCAACCAAGATAAGATTAGAGGGTACAAGTTTGACTGGTCCATTATCTTCAAATGCTCGTAGAGAGAAATCATCACAAGATTTTGCACCAATAGATAGTAACAAACTCGGTGTTTACTTTTCACCTGTAGATGTTATTAATGAAGATATCATGTATTCAGTTGCAGATTTAAATGTTGATGATGAGATTGGAGACCCAAGAGATTTATATAAACCAAAGTATCGTGGATTAGAAAAGAAACAAAGAGATTACTTTAAAAAATACAAAAACTCTAATAACTTTTGGGATTACATGAGATTGATAAACTACTATGATAAGAGTTTATGGACACAGATTAAAAAATTATTACCTGCCAGAGCAAACTCAACTGTAGGTATATTAATAGAACCAAATATTTTAGAAAGACATAAGGAAGTAGTTGGAAAGAAACCAGATTTTGAAACACCATATTTTGAAAACGCAGACCATTTCGGTGATGGATTACAATTAACAAGTAGATTAAGTAGTTCTTATGACCCAGTACCATTTCGTTTTCAAGGTGAGTTTCCAACATATGGAAGAG